TCATTCCGGCATAAGGTTGAGGCAACGGCCCCTGCGCCCCGCGGCGAACAGGAATTCGACGATATCGACGACCTCCGGAGGCTGCGCTCGGCGGTCGACCTCTTCCAGCCGCCAGATTTCCTCCACCGCATCGGCTGCTCCCAGCTCGGCCAGATCATGTCCGGTCACCAGCATGAGGGGCAGGGTACGATCGTATTCGCCCACTGCGATCATCACATGGCAACCGTCGTGGGTGGCCCCGTCCAATGCGGCGAGCACCGCCATCGGCCGGCGCGCGCGCAGCTCTGCCGCCAGATTCTGGTTGGTGTCCATCCGCTCCATCGCGATCCCCATATAGGAGCAGATCGCCTGCACTGCGGGCGCGAACCGTGCGGGGTCCTCTAGCACCAACACCACCGGTTCACGTCTGCGCGGTCGTTCCGGTGGTGCTTTGCGCCGAAAGCCGTCCCAGACAATGTTGTTCTCGACGTATCCCATGTTTCCCCCGAGCATTCGTGGACCTCTCCAGACCGGGTACGGAAACGACCCGCCGATATGGGGAGTGCTGCCGTTTGTGATGTTATCGACCGTTAAGATTTGTTAAAGGTTTGACTGGGAAAATTCATCGTTAAATATAGGGAACAAACCGTTAAAGATCGTTATTCCGTCAACCGCGCCTCAGGAGCACGCTCCAGTGGCAGGAACCGGATGCCAGTTCACCGATGATCGTTTCGGTTTTGGCGGTGCCGTCTTTTGCCTGACCCTGGAAGCTGATGGAACTGACCTGCTTCTCCGCGCCGGGGCGGACCATCGTCCCTTTCATGTGGCCATCGGGTGCCACATCCCCGGTGATCACCACCGTGCTCTGAAACGGATCGAAGCCGAATCTCGTCGGGCCGATGTTCATTGTTCCCTTGGTGGCCGCGCCGCAGCCGGGACCTTCCGGCGTCACCTCTCCCACCCAGCGGCCTTCCAGCCCTGCCAGCCGGAACACATGCCCCGACTGAAACCGCTCTCCCAGATCGCGCTCACCGCATGCGCCAATCGTCAGGATCAGCCCCAGCAGGAGGATTTGAGAAAAATTGCGTATCACAGGAATATTTACCTTGCCCAGATGCCCCAGAAAGCTGTATCAATTCGTCCATGATGGAGGAACGCGCGCAGGACGGCACGCCGTTCCCACCCATCCCGACCGACGCATCGTATCCCCAGCGTCAAGGGGAACAGACCATTCAACCAGCGGCGCGGATCAGCCTCACGGAATGGGCCGGGTCCGCCCTGTCTCCGCAGGGCTACACGCCCGCCGCCCATCATCGCTTGCTGATCCAGGAATTGGAACTGATTGCCGGCGGCGAGACCGATCGCCTGATGCTGCTGCTGCCGCCGGGCAGCGCGAAATCCACCTATGCCTCTATTCTGTTCCCGGTCTGGTGGTTTACCCGCCATCCAAGAAGCTCGATCATTGCCGCGTCGCACACCGCCGACCTCGCGCAGCATTTCGGTCGCCAGGTCCGCGATCATGTGTCCGAACACGCGGAGCTTCTGGGATACCGCCTGGTTTCCGACAACCGTGCCGCCGGGCGCTGGCGCATTTCCACCGGCGGCGACTACTACGCTGCCGGCGTTCGCGGTCCCATCACCGGGCGCCGCGCCGATCTGGCCATCATCGACGATCCCGTCAAGTCGCACGCCGAGGCCGACAGCGCGGTGTTCCGCGAGCTGGTCTGGAACTGGTATCGCTCCGATCTCGTCACTCGCCTGAAGCCCCGCGGGCGCATCGTGTTGATCATGACGCGCTGGCATCAGGACGATCTCGGCGGTCGTCTGCTTGCCCGCCAGCGCGACGAGTGGCGCGTGCTGCGCCTTCCGGCGCTGGCCGAGGCGGACGATCCGCTCCATCGCGCCCCAGGCATGCCGCTGTGGCCAGAGTGGGAGGACACAGCCGATCTCGCCCGCAAGCGCGCCACGGTGGGCGAGCGGGTGTGGTCGGCGATGTATCAGCAATCGCCGCGCCCGGCCGAAGGTGCGCTATTCAATGTCAGGCCGATCGTGGTGCTCGACATGTCGCCAGCTTCGCTGCCGGCGCGAACCGTACGTGCCTGGGATCTTGCCGCCACGCCCAAGCGCGACGGCAACGACCCGGATTGGACCGTCGGGCTGAAATTGCAACGCGACGAGAACAACCGCTTCACCGTTCTCGACCTGATCCGCCTGCGCGGCGGTCCGCACGAAGTGGAAGCCGCCATTCTGCATGCCGCCAAACTGGACGGAAGGACGGTGGCGATCTCCCTGCCGAAAGACCCCGGCTCCGCCGGCGGCTTCGTCGCGAGTTATCTCGCTGGCCAGCTTGCCGGGCACAAGGTGATCGTCTCCGCCGAAACCGGATCGAAGCTCGCGCGCGCCACGCCGGCCGCCGCGCAGATCGAGGCCGGCAATGTCGCCCTTGTCCGCGCTGCCTGGAACCACGCCTTCATCGAGGAACTCAGCGATTTTCCGCACGGCACCAAGGACGATCAGGTCGACGCGCTCTCTCGCGCCTTCGCCGCGCTGACCGACACCACCTTACCATCGCGTCGCATGAGCGTGCCCTTCGTGGCGCGGTAGCGCCTCTATCACAAGATGCCCGCCGCCAGCCGCGCCCCGGCCCGACAGGAAACCCATGTTCGAAACCATCTGCGATCTGATCCCCCGGGACCAGGACTATCCGCCGCGCGCCCGTGCGCTGGACATTCTCAAGCGCGTGCTGGACGGCACGTTCTACGACGTGCTGCCAAACCAGTTCCATGAGGAACGTGGTGCCGGTGGCGAGTATATCCCGCTCCGCGACCGCCGCCCCTCCGTCCGTTACGCCCTCAGCCGCATCGTCGTCGAAGACAGCGTCTCGCTGCTGTTCAGCGAGGGGCATTTTCCGACGATCGACTGCGCCGACCGCGCGCTGCGCGCCACGCTCGCCGACATCGTCAAGGAAGCGCGCCTCAATCAGGTGATGACCGAAGCCGCCATCCGCGGCTCTATCGGATCGGTCGCCGTCCTCATGCGCGTGCTGCGCGGACGCGTCTTTTTCAGCGTCCTCGATACGACCTGGTTGACGCCGGTCTGGGACCGGGAAGCGCCCGATACGCTCGCCTCGATCACCGAGACCTACAAGGTCTCCGGCACGTTTCTTGCTGCCGGCGGCTACGATATCGCCGACCCGACCGGGGAATACTGGTTCTCTCGTACCTGGGACAATCAGAACGAAACCTGGTTCCTGCCGCAACCGACCGGGTGCGCCGACCAGCCCCAGATCGACGACGCACGTTCGGTTCGCCACGGCCTTGGCTTCGTGCCGATCGTCTGGATCAGAAATCTCCCCGGCCTGTCCGCGACCGGCGATGCCAACGACGGCGCCTGCACGTTTCGTGCTGCGATCGAGACGCAGATCGAGATCGACTACCAGCTCAGTCAGGCCGGCCGCGGCCTGAAATACAGTTCCGATCCCACGCTGCTGATCAAAGAGCCCGCCACCACCGACAACGAGATCGTCAAGGGTGTCGGCAATGCCCTGGTGGTCAGCGAGAAGGGGGATGCCAAGCTGCTGGAGATCGGCGGCACGGCCTCGGCCGCCGTCATCGAATATGTCCGTTGCTTGCGGGAATACGCCCTGGAAAGCGTCCACGGCAATCGCGCCAGCGCGGACCGGCTGACAGCCGCGCAGTCCGGCCGTGCGCTGGAGCTGATGAACCAGGGCCTGATCTGGCTCGCCGACAATTTGCGTATCAGCTACGGCGAGGGTGCGCTGCTGCAACTCGCGCGCATGATCCTGCGTGCCTCCAACGTCTACCGCCTCAAGGTGATGGAGCAGGAGATCGGTGCCCTCGATCCCACCGCGCGGCTCAGCCTGAAATGGCCCCGCTGGTATCCCTCGACCGCGGAAGACCGTCAGCGCGACGCCCAGACGCTCGCGACCCTCATCGCCTCCGGCCAGATCAGCCGTGAAACCGCCGTCAAGTCGATCGCCGACACCTACGACATCGAGGACGTGCCGGCTGAGCTGGCACGCATTTCCAACTCCCGCAAGAACGTCAGGAAGGGTGTATGACCGAACCCCAACTTCCCCCCGATCCCGCCGACCCGCTGGCCGAACTGCGCGCGCGCGCCGATGCGCTGGAACGCCAGCTCGCCGCGAGCCACGCGGACACCGATGCCCGCGTGATCCGCGCTGAACTGAAGGCCGAAGCGATACGCGCCGGCATGGTGGATCTCGATGGCCTGAAACTTCTCGATCTCGCCGCCGTGAAGCTGTCGCCGACCGGAGAGGTCGATGGCGCGGGCGCGCTGATGGCGCGGATGAAGCGGGACAAGCCCTGGCTGTTCGGGGGCGTGTCGTCTTCCTCCTCGTCCACGCCGCCGCCAGCGCAGGCCCCGCGCAAGAAGCTGGCCAAGGACATGACCGACGCCGAGTACCGCAGCGCACGCGCGGACCTCATCAAACGCCGCTAACAAGCTCAAGGAATTTTTCGCATGGGTATCCAGAATTTCCCCGCCGCCCTTCAGCCGATCATCCAGCAGGGCTTCCTCGAACGCGAGTTCGAGCAGGCACTGCAGTCCCGCCTTGGTTATCGCGCCTGTGCCGACCGCGAAGACATCGCCGTCGGCATCGGTGAGACGCTGACCAAGACCCGCGCCGGCCTGAAGCCGTCGGTCACGACCCCGGTTCCGCCCGCCACCAACACCAACCTCGACAACGGCCTCACGCCCAGCACCTGGGGGATCGAGCAATATACGCTTACCATCAACCACTATGCCGCGACCACCGACCTCAACATGGTCACCAGCCGTGTCGGCATCGCCTCGCAGTTCCTGCAGAATGCCCATGTGAACGGCGAACAGGCGGCGCGCAGCCTGGATGAGCTGGCCCGCAACGCCCTGTTCAATTCCTATTTCGGCGGCAACACCCGCGTGCGGACCACGCTTGGCTCGCCGGGGGCGGCGGTCGCGGTGGACGATATCCGCGGCTTTCTCACCGTCTTCGTCAACGGTGTGCAGACGCCGGTCAGCACGTCCAACACGCTGACCGTCACCATCGGTGCCAATCCCTACACGCTGCTCGGCGCGGTGACGGATACCACCAATGTCTCCACCGCGCCGAACGGCATCTCCGGCGTGCTGACCCTGTCCAGTGCCGTGTCGGTATCCGACGGCACCGCCGGCAACAGCGTCACCTCGGCGATTGCCTCGGTGATCGTCCGTCCGTCGCAGCGGGGCAATACCTCCAGCCTTCTCGCCGGCGACACGCTGACGATGTCGGCGTTGCTTGATGCGGTGGCCAAGCTGCGCATGAACGCGGTGCCGGAAATCGACGGCGTCTACAACTGCTATCTGGATCCGGTCTCGGCGCGCCAGCTGTTCGCCGACCCGGATTTCCGTCAGCTGTTCCAGGGCGCCACCTCGGCCAACCAGGTGTTCCGTCAGGGCATGGTCAACGACTTTCTCGGCCTGCGCTTCATCCCCACCACGGAAGCTTTCGTGCAACCGCACCCCAGCCTGGCGGGCCTGATGATCCGGCGCCCGATCGTCTGTGGTCAGGGTGCGCTGATCGAGGGCGACTTCGCCGGCATGGCCGCGGAGGATATCGCACCCGCCGACAGCATCGTTTCCATCGTCGATGGCGTGGCGATGGTGACGCGCGAGCCGATCGACCGCTTGCAGCAGATCATCGCCCAGTCCTGGTACTGGATCGGCGGCTTCTGCACGCCGTCCGATACCACCACCAACCCCAGCACGATCCCCACCGCGACCAACGCCGCCTTCAAGCGGGCGGCGATGATCGAGCATATCGGCTGAACCAGCAGGGAGCGGAACAGACATGGCCATCGGATCAACCTTGCCGTTCCGCCCAGCCGGAACGGTCGCGCTTGGTGCAACCGCGACCTCGGCCAGCGTTCCGCTGGCTGGCGGCGGCGATTCGGTGGTGGTGACCAACACCACCACCTCGCTTGCCTATGTCCGTTTCGGGGCCGACCCTTCGGTGGTCGCCACGGCGGCGGACATGCCGGTGCTGCCGAATTCCCGGATCATGCTCGGGATCAACACGCTGATAACCAACGTGGCGGCGCTGCTCGCCAGCGGTTCCGGCACGGTGTTGTTCACGCGTGGTGACGGGTCCTATCTCTGATGTCGCTCACGGATGCGGAAAAGACGGATGCCCGCCGCTTCTGCGGCTATCCCGCCTATGGCGCGGGA